ACTCTTAACATCGGTCAAGAGATTCTACTCTATGTCCACAACCTTACTGGTGCTGCGATTAGTAACGGTGATGTGGTTTACATCTCCGGCACTGCACATGGTAAACATCCTCAAGTAAGTCTTGCAAGAGCTGATGCGTCTGGTACTGCACAACCGACTGGTGTTGCGACAATGGACATTCCGGATGGTGCACACGGTTGGGTAACCCGTTACGGTATGGTTCGTGATATTGACACGAGTGCATTCTCTGCGGGAGATGTATTGTATCTCTCTCCTGACTCCGCTGGTAAACTGACCAACGTTAGTGTAACAGTAGACGATGGTTACCCTGTCCATCTTGGTAGGGTAATGACCGCTGACGCTTCTGCAGGTATGATACTTGTCGATCCGTTCAGTGAACACTTCGAATACCTCCGTATCGAAGACAGACTCAAAGTCTCTGGTAGACTAGAGGCTGACTCTGCGTCACTTCTGAATGTTCAATTTAATACTACACTGTTTGATTCACATCAACCGTATAGTGAAGGTCTGTTGTTCTATGATAACAAACATAAGACACTGAACTATTACGATGATATCACTGATATGAATCACGAGATTGGTCTCCAAGAGCACCAACGTGTATTCAATAATAGTGGTGCAACGATTAAGAAAGGTTCCGCACTATACTTTAGTGGTAACTATACTTCAGGTATTATTGATGTTCCGACTGTTGGTCTTGCAGACGCAACAGACGTAAACGCATATAATGCTCAAGGTATTGCTGCACAGGATATTCCGAATAACTCATACGGTCACTGTTTGATTGCTGGTCAGTTGACTGGTGTAAATACCCAACACTTGAATGGTGGAGAAAACTTCTTCGTATCCGTGACTACGCCTGGTTCACACCAGAACCAATCTCCGACATATCCAAACTTCCCGATGTGTTTGGGTTGGGTTGTACAGTCTGGAGACTCCGATAACGGTATCCTGTTGGTCAATCAACAGAACCACTCTGTTAACAGTTTCCGTGTAAGAACTTCTGCACACATTGGTACAGACCTACAGGTTGACGGTAACCTTACAGTATTGGGTTCTCAGACCACAGTGGGTACGTCTAACGTAACTCAGGGTTCTCCTTTCTATCGTCTCAACGAAGGTGATGCGATTGGTGAGGCCAACACAGTATTTACAGGAACGGGTCTTGATGACGCATTCTTCGCTGGTCACTTCACAGGTACTACTGCACAGACATACTACGTCCGAATCGACGGTGTAGGAACTGGTGCGGGTGGTGTTGACACCTTTGAGGTTGCACTTGGAAGTGACAGTAACTTTGCATCTCCGATCCTTACTAAACAAAATATTACAGGTGAAGACCAACTCATTCACTCTGCCGATAATATCTCAGTAAACTTTGGTGCAACTACGGGTCACGACTCTGGTGATAGATGGGCGGGTACTGCTGCTCCTGTAAACGTCGATACTGGTTTCTTCACAAACCGAAACACTGGTACAAGTGGTGTTGGATATACTCATGCGGGTATATTCTTCGATGTCACCGATGAGAAGTGGAAACTTCTAGAAGCATATGACTCGACACCGACCGGCACTATCAACATGGCAGATTCTTCTGTCAGTCTCGCAACACTGCTTGTGGGGACACTTGAAGGTAATGTTACTGGTAACCTAACAGGTAATGCGGATACTGCAACAGCCCTTGCAAGTGGTAGAAACTTCTCTATCACGGGTGATGTAACTGCAAGCGCTATCTCGTTCGATGGTACGGGTAACGTTGCACTTTCTGCTGCAATCACTGCGGGATCGATTGTCAACGCAGACATCAACGCAACAGCAAACATTGCGGATACTAAACTTGCGACGATTTCGACTGCGGGTAAAGTACAGAACTCTGCAACGACTGCAACCGATGCGAACACAGGTTCTACAATTGTCGAACGGGATGCATCTGGTAACTTCGCTGCGGGTACGATTACTGCTGCTCTAACAGGTAATGTGACAGGTAATGTGACAGGTAACTTGACTGGTGATGTCACAGGTACGGTTTCGGATATCAGCAACCACAGTACTACAGACCTCAGTGAAGGTACTAACCTCTACTACACAACCGCACGTGCGGACTCCGATGCGAAGAATGCAATCAGTGTAAGTGGTGACCTTAGTTACAATGCTGGAACGGGTGTGATCTCCTTTAGTGAGACATACTCGACTGCAAACGAACTGTTGACTGCAATCAAGACTGTGGATGGTGCATCCTCTGGATTGGACGCTGACCTCCTTGACGGACAAGAAGGTGCTTACTACAGAATCAACGTGTACAACTCTGCCGGTGTGTTGCAGAACTAAAGGACAGGATAGATGGCGATACCAAACACCAGAGACGAATTCACAGAGTACTGTCTCCGTCGATTAGGACATCCGGTTATTGAAATCAACATTGATGATGAACAACTGGAAGATAATATCGACGAGGCTCTGCAATGGTTTAGAGAACATCACCCCGATGGTTCTCGACGTTTCTACATCTCACACCAACTGACCTCAGACGACATCACAAATCAGTACATCGATCTGGCGGATTCTAGTGTGATGACTGTCGTTCGCATGTTCCCCGTGAACACGGTATCCCAGACAACCAACTTCTTTGACATCAAGTATCAGATGATGTTGAATGATATCACCGATCTAAATAACTACGCTGGTGATATTGCGTACTACGAACAGATGCAACAACACTTATCTTTGCTTGATATGAAACTAACAGGGCAGAACACGATTACGTTCTCTCGACAGGAAGGAAGAATTTTCTTCTACACAGGCGACTATAAGGTTAGTGTTGGAGACTATGTTGTATTGGAAGTCTATGGATACAGAACACCTACATCTTCAGGTACAGACTTTCATTCCTTATGGAACCACTCGTTCTTGAAGGAATATGCGACAACTCTGATCAAGAAACAATGGGGTACAAACCTATTGAAGTTCGATGGTATGACACTACCCGGCGGAGTGACGATCAGTGGAAGACAAATCTACGAGGATGCCCAAACTGATCTTGAAAGACTAATGCAGAAGTTTAGGGAAGAAGAGGATGTAGGCCCAATCTTCTTTATAGGGTGATAAGAAGTGCCAACAAATCCATATATCAGTCAATCGGTACGATCTGAACAGAACCTATATGAAGACATCGTAATTGAGTCTCTCAAGTTCTACGGTCAAGACGTATACTACATTCCTAGAGAGATTGTCAATAAAGACCCCATCTTCCTTGATGACGTTCCGTCAAGATTTTCTGATGCGTATAAGATCGAAATGTACATCGAAAACACAGAGGGTTTCGATGGAGAGGGTGACTTGTTCACGAAATTTGGTATTGAGTTGCGTGACCAAGCGACCTTCGTGGTTGCACGTAGACGTTGGAAAGGATTGATTGGTGAATACCTAGAGGAGAATAACTTCCGTCCAAGGGAAGGGGATGTCATCTATCTCCCCCTCTCTAAGTCCATCTTCCAGATTATCAAGGTGGAAACAGAGACTCCGTTCTATCAGTTGAGTCAGTTACCCACGTTCCGGTTACAGTGTGAGTTGTTCGAATACAACGACGAAGACTTTGATACGGGTATCGATGAACTAGACGATATCGAATACGAAGGTGCATTCCAGTATAAGTTAACCATGCGTACCCGTGATGGTAGCGGATCATTGCCAACTGCAACTACTACAATTAATGAACAGGGTACGTTACAAGATATTACATTGTCTTCAGTAGGACGTGGATATACTACTGCTCCCACAATATCTTTCAATCTTCCCGCAGCGGGAAGCATTAAGAAGTTTGGTAACAAGTCCATCAACACAACTCTCGCACAAGGTATTGAGGGAGATTACCTCTATACTGCAGACAATGGTGTTGTTGATCTCTTCGTTAAGATAGACACTTATCCGACAAGCTATGGTTCTTTCTTATTACATGGTGGAGATAGTTCCTCTCAGTATATGTGGGGTGTGAATTCTTCGGGGGGTCTTGTATATCAGAGAGGATCGGGTGATCCTTCTCCGGTAGCAATACCCGGCGTGACCTTTACTCGTGGTGTTTGGACGCATGTTGCGATTGGTCTTGATAGTGATACAATTGCGGTATGGTTTAATGGTAGTAAGGTTCTAGATTCTGATGCTCCGGTCAATGCAAGGTTTGCAACTGCTTCAGGATATTCTGTCGGTGCCGTGTCTGCTCGTTCATTTGGTGGAACCGATTGGAGTAATACTGAAGGTTACATAGACGAAATTCGATTCCGTGCTGGGTCTATCTCGACTTTGGTTGGTGACTCTGACTTTACTGTACCAACTGCAGAAGCTGACAGTGACGCAAGTACACTTCTACTAGAACATGCCAACGGTACTGCTCCTGTTGTGACATCAACAATAGACCCCACAACAGGAAGTGTTACTGGTCTTACTTTGGTAAGTCCGGGCTTCTTGTATGACACCGCACCAACACCTACATTCAGTCCCCCAGATTCGGGTGGTGACTTTATAATCGGTGAAATTGTCACACAGGTAAATACTACACACACGATCAAGGGTGAAGTCACGGACTGGTCTGACTCTGATAGAGTCCTTCAGTTGGCTCACGTTGGTTCTACCGATGGTACATATAGAGAATTCAGTGCTAACAGAAAAGTCTCTGGTGCAAACGCATCTTGGATTCCTTCCTTGATAGAAGAGTTGCAAGAAATTCAGCAAGAATCTCAGAACAGAACTTTCGATAACTTCGAAGGTGACTTCCTAGACTTCTCTGAATCTAATCCATTTGGGGATATGGAATAATGTTTGGTAATCATTTTTATCACAAGAGGGTAAGGACGGCAGTATCGGTCTTTGGGTCGATGTTCAATGATCTTCATGTATTAAGACAAAGCGGTACTGGAGAAGTTATCTCTCAGGTTAAAGTTCCTCTTTCCTATGCACCCAAGAGAAACTTCATCCAACGTCTTGCAGAGATGTCCAAGGGAGAGGATGCAGAACGTAAAGTAGCAATGAAACTGCCACGTATGTCGTTTGAGATTACGAACATGCAGTACGATCCACAACGACAGTTGCCCAAGGTGAATCGTTTTGAGAATGAGTATGAAGACGATATAAACAAGCGGTACAAGATGTTCACGTCTGTACCCTATGACATCACGTTTCAATTAAACGTGTATGCAAAGTCTCAGGATGACGCACTGCAGATCGTAGAACAGATTCTACCTTACTTTGCGCCACAGTACACGGTATCGGTCAAACCCTTCTCTAATTTTCCGGATGTCAAAGAAGACGTTCCTATTGTTCTGGACAACGTTACCTTCTCTGACGAGTACGAAGGTGCATTGGAACAGAGAAGAACGATCATCTATACTCTTGATTTCACAATGAAAATTGCGTTTTATGGGCCTAATGTCACGTATGGAATCATCCGTGAGGTCAACAACAACCTGTACATTATGGGAGACAGTGACACATTCTACACCAACATCAACATAACACCCACACCTGTCGGAGTGAGTCCGGACAGTGACTATGGGTTCTTGATTCAGTACCTAGACAGTAGTGCGTAATGATTACATAGTGGTCAGAAACCTTCTGCCCCAAAATGAATTATCCGAAATGAAGATTCTGATGGATAACTGCACCAATCCGGATCACGAGTGGATTCCTTTTACAGGTAATGCACGAGGGTTCTATGGTCTGCACTACAGACAACTGGAGGACTTGACGGACAAGGTTTCTGAGATTGTCGGTAAAGACTTGGAACCAACCTACTCGTACTCTAGGATATACTTCGAAGGTAGTAGGTTACCACCACACATAGACCGCCCCGCCTGTGAATATAGTGTAACGCTAAATATATCTAACGAAGGAGAGACTTGGGACATCTACATGGACGGTGATCCCGTCACACTAGAAGAGGGTGACGCAGTGGTATATAA